CGATGTCGGGTTAAATTTCTTACCAGCATATCCAGCCGGACAGGGTAGGGGTTGCTGCGGTGTTACAGGTCAGGGCGATGTCTTGGGATACCTCAATGACCGGGCGCATTTCGGGCGTAAAAACGTGACCCACCGGGCCAAGTTGCTCCCACTGGTAAGACATCAGGCCGCCCGAATCGGTGCCGGGCGTGGTGTCCTCGGTGCGCACACTACCAGTGATAGTGCCGTCATCTTCATCCAGCTTGATTTCCGTCACCGTCGCACCACCAGAGCCGACTGCGCTTATCCGGTGCAGATTGATATTCAGCACCGATGCTGTAGTGGCCGACGATGTCAGCTCCCAGCCGTGCAGTTTAATCTTGTTGGTGGAAGCGGCCATCAGTGACCAGATATCTTGCGTGGCATCAGACGCCAGAACCACATCAATTTGTTGTATTACCATTCGTCCCATAATCTTTACCTACATTGCTATCAGTGGTGTGTTTGGTTTGCGGCGCATGGCGATGATCTGATCGACGGATAATCCAGCCGCTATGTACTCATAGGCCCCGACATCCCACGCGCTGCGGGTGGCATTCTTAATGTCGTCTGTGAAAGTGCCTGATAAATCCGTTGCCGTGTTGACCAGTGCGCTGCCGCTGGTCAGGGTGTAATCGCCCGTTGACGGTGCTGTGAAATTCACCCCATCTGTGGTTGAAACGGAATTAACAGGGCTGGAGCCGGGGGCACTTGTATCGTTCGCAGCGTTGGTGGTTATCGTGCCGTATGCGCCTGCGTTGGTATAGGTCCATGTGTTTGCGTAGACGTTTTGAACCTTTGACGCCGCTGATCGTGCGCTGTTGCGTACAGTAATTTCAGCCGTTCCCGTTACCGTGATGTTTTGCAATAGTAATTGTTCATAGCCTGTTGTTGTATCAATACTGCCGTAAATTATCGTGTTTCGAATGATCGGGGGAACAGTTATTGTTGATACGAATCCAGCCAGAAAAAGGCAAGACCCCGCACCATCAAGAATCAGCCGCTGGGCTATAAAGCCCTCTCCGCGCAACAGTGCTTCCGTACCGGGGATAAGGCATCGCCCCGCAGCATTTGTGGTCTGCTTCAGCGTAACATCTTGAATTGTAGTGAAGTTGAACGCATTAAAGGTGCAATCAGTGTTTGTGGAACTGGTACATTCAATAATCGCGCCTGAATTTCTTACTCCATCATGCTCATCACCAGCCGCCGCTTTAATCGTGATTCGGTTGGATGCACCAGCGGTCCATGCGGCAAGGGAAAGACCTGTCGTTGCTGTGGTAAACGTGCCGGCGCTTATTTCGAGTACATGACTATCGCCGTCCGTGACGAGGTTAGTCTGCTCCGTGGAGTTCCACGTTTCAATATTCGAGTAGTCGCCGCCAGAGGTTTTCAGCGTTTTTGTGATGACTGCCATTAATCAAGCAACCCATCGCGCAAGTACCCGCCAACCTGCGCCGCCGTACCTGATACCGTCCCGCCGTTATTGGCGAGGTAGGTCATTCCCGCTTGGGTGATATACCACCTGCGGCGCGAATACTGCATCTCCTGCACCGCCTCATTGATACGAACGATCAGTGCTGCTCGACCTGAAAGCGGTATGGTTACATTGAACCTGAACGTGGTATTCGTGTGCGAGGCATACGCCGCTAACGCAGTAGGATACTCCTCGTTGAGTGCATCGAGAAACCCCTGCATACCCGCTTGCGTGAAGGCATTCTTGCCAGTGGCGGATACCATTGTGCTGGTGATCTGCAATAGGCGGCGGTTGCCGCTGGCCGATATCTGCACCGTCACAGGGTCATGCCGCCATGCCTGTAAGTACGACTCGACTTCCGCCAGTGTCTTGTCAGTCACGGCAACGTGATAGAAATTCCCGGCAGATACTTCCTCTGCTGTGCCGAATTCGTGGTTGTCATCAAACGCCGCTATCACTTGCCCAGCGTTGTAGCGTCCAGGGCCGTCAGGGACGTTATTGGTATTGACCTTCACCAGGAGAATGGGCATTACTTGAATACCTCATTCGTGCCTTTCGTGATCAAGTTCCAGTCCCTTTTATCCACGGTAGGAGGGGGAGACGCGCATTTGTCAGGATGACCCCAGCCAGCCGCTTTGGACTCAAACAGAAAGGACTTGTTCACTACGCCTGTATAGGTGTTGCCGTCAACGTAGGTCATGGATCGCTCAAACCAGCCACTTGGAACAGGTAACGGGCAGTCCCAGCCGCCAAGCGTATAGGTGTAATTTGGGTACGTTCCCTCACTCGAAACGAACAGGGTTCTGTCTGCCTTGAAACTCCCCGGCTTAATGTCCACCGTGTTGTTGCGAATATGGAACGGCAGAGTCTTGACGCCATTCAGCCCTACCCAGAAAGACGACTTCCAGAAGCCAGACTCCGGCAATTGGCATTCGGGAATAGTCGGGTTTCTCCCGCAATTATGTATTACTCCGCTGCTTAATTTTATCTTCCCATAGACCCAGCCAGGGGGCGCATCACACCCATAAATGCCGCGCCTATTCCTCACGCCAACCACTGCGCCACCGGGGGTGTTCGCGTCAGGGCGGTTTATGTCAAAGTGGCTCTTTTCAACAATGCTATTTGAGCAGGCAACAATATCCACCATCATCTGCGAGTAGCGGCGCGGAAGGCCAGGTATATCCTTGAACGTCAGGAATTTATTGCCCGACAGGAAATTGATATTTGCCGTTGACTTGAACCCGCTTGACCAGTTGCACGAAGCGACCTCAGAGTCTACCAATGTCACTTTAACCGGAACGGCCTCGCTGCCCCTGTGCATGTAGAAACAATGGGAAGCGTTACCCTGCCCGCCTTGATAAACCTTGACGCCAGCAAATTGAATATCGGTCGGGGTGGTGTTTTTTTCGCCATGCCGTCCGTTGCCGAAACCGTCTATCATTGATCCGTAAAAGATCGAATTACGGATCACGGTCTTCTGGTGTGCGCTGGCTTGTATCCACTTTTGATAACCGGCGATCTCCACGTTTTCCACCAGAAACGACTTGTCAGCACCGCTAATTGCCCATAAGCCACCCAAGCCTGACGGCTTCGGTATCGTGCCGCCACGCTCCTCTCTCATGCAGTAGAAGCGAGGAAGTTTACCCCCAGGCCCAGGTACCCCACTGATCGAGAGCGCGGGCATATTCGACTTTCGCAGCTTGTCGCACTGAACTGTGTCGGTGTCCCAGTTGATCTTGATACGGCCACCGGCAGGACTGATCGCTCTCAGTCGCGCAGCCGCAGCGTTGAGGGTTTCGCCATTACCCAGAGTGACAGACGGCGCATCGTCAGGATGGATAGCCTGCCCGATACCCGGCACCGAATACTGGCCCAGAGGGGGAAAGGTGTAGTCCGGCGTGACAACGGTTTCAGGGTAGTCCGCTGCAAATGCCAGCGGGGAAAACAGCGCAATCAGTAGTCGTTTCATCATTTCAGCGTCAAGTTAGGGTTGGCTTCAATCCGGCCACGGGTAGCCACGGTGGCGCCAGTCGCGACGATCAGCACCTCGACAATCGCCTCGTCAACACCGGGCGGCAGCGGCACGCCTGATACACGCAGGAGAGTGGGAAGCATGGTAATCAACACGCCCCACAGGGTTTTGCTTTTCCAGAATGCTTTGAAATCCTTGCTGCTCATGTACGCCCCCTATACCAGGTCAACCAGTTCAAAATGAGGGAAGTCCTTAAAGCCCTCATCGCTCGTTTTTCCGTTACCCCCCCAATCACCGCCCCAGCGGAGCCGGTGGGCAACCTTGCCCTCCTCCCTGAGCCTGGAAGCGGTCGCCATGATCCACCCGGCCAGCAGCGCGAATGCGGCCCTGTCAGACCAATTTACGGGATAGATCGACACATCGACCGCCATCGATGGAATGCGGTTGTGCTTGCTCTTGGGCCACTGGAGTTTTGATGCGCCCTGGGTATAGGCCATATCCTGAGCGGCCTTGGGCCGGTGCCCGCAAGTGATCGAGAAATCGTATGGACCCTTGATGGCTTCCCGCATAATGAGCTGCAGGTCTATATGGCAGGTTCGCAGCCTGTCCGAGCTGGCTATGCTGAAGCTCGGCACTACTTGTGGGCACCGTTTAATTCACGCTCCACAAGCCTGTCTAGCTTGTCTTCGATTCGCATTCTGCCAGCCTCGGCTTCCTGCCGGATTATCCGGACCTCCACCGCTTGCTGCTTCAGCAGGTCCAGTACCTTGTTATTTTCCTCGGTCGCCTTGTGCTCGACTCGGGATATCGCCCGTGTGTTCTCGGCAATCTGGACAGTATGGGTTTGCACATCGCCAGCGATACCGAAAAACACCGCCGCGCCTCCCAATATCAGGCTGCCTATCGCAAAGATATCCATCCAACTGACCTCGTTCGTAAATTTCATCGGCATGTCGGGGTTCCTTGTCGTCGGCATGTCGGCCCGTACCTCATGGGCGCCATAAAAAAGCCCGCCGTATCAGGGCGGGCACAAAGCCTGGGGAGTCTCAAATCGCCAGGGTGGGGATAGGTTTCGGCCAGCGGCCCACTTTCAAAAGTCAGTGTCTACTGGTGGTAAAAAAGGGACTTGGCCGAATTTTGGTCACAAAAAAACCGCCTTGTGAGCGGTTTCCGGTATATCCAGTGGGCATGTCGCCCATAGTGAAGCCAGTTTTAACACTCCCGAGCCACAATGGCAAGGGCAATTTCGTCAGTAAATATCTGGCTGTCCACCCAGCTTTCAGCCGCCACCAGGGCACTGGCAATCCGGCGGCGTTCCACCCGGCGCTTCTCGGCCAACTGGTACAGCGGGCGGCGTTTCAGGTAGGCCCATTCCAGCGCCGGCCAGCGCAGATCCTCTGGCCTGTGCCGACAACGTAACTCTAGACTGGCAACCGCCCTATCTACCCGCCCGGCCATGTCGTCGTCAATCCGTGGCGGCTTGGCCCCCCAGCCCCCCAGCTTCGATGCCCGGTAGAACGGCGTGCAGTGGGGGTAGTCAATATCCACCCCCCCGACATGCGTCCACCTGGCCCATTCGGTGAGGAGCTGTTGGATATCCGTTTTGGCCACATCATGCCCCCGCTGTGTACGGTTTATCGTTATTGTCCCACTGGTCCCGCGTCCAGAGCCTTTCCCGCAGTATCGGCGGCTGCCAGTCGTGACAGGCTGGGCAGTACCAGGCCCGCAGCATCCCACCATTCTGCCGGGTAGCGAATACCGGCTGGGCGGGCTTGCCGCAATTCGGGCAGTCAGGCCCCACGGCGTTTCACCAACTGCCGGGTGCGCCGGGTAAATATGGCCCGAATGCGCCGCAGGTAGACGATATTCAGGCTTCGGGCCGGGTGAGGCCCCTCTAACCACTCGACGCGCTCTTTTCCCACCTTTTTGAGCAGGTTGATCCGGTACTCGATCAAATTTCCCGATAATTGAGCATTGCAGGCGCTGCACTGGCGCCAGATATTCCATGTGTTGAACCGTAGGCTGGGCATTGCGCCGACTGACCGATAGTGCCCAGCGTGCCACTGGCCTTCGTGGTGGCGCTGGCAGGATATGCAGGGCTGCCCTTGGTCACGCTCCCGCACATAGGCGTTTACCGCCGCCTGAGCCTCCTGTAGCCACTTTGAGCGCGGCTTGAGTGCTACCTTGCGCTCACGCAGTTCCTTCGCCTGGCGCTTCAGCAGGGCCTTCTCGGCACGCTCCCGGCCCAGCTCCACGCCACACTGCAGGCTGCACCAAGTTTCGAAGGGTTGGGCTGACGGCCTGGGGGTATACATCTGGTGGCACATGGCGCACCGCTTTGGCTTTGTCCTGCGGGCCTTCGTTTGCATGACCGGATGCACTATTCGGGTTCCTCATCGTTTGCCGCCACGAAAGCCTCGGCATGGCTTGCGATAGCGTCCGCAATGGTCTCCAGGGCCAGCGTCATGCGGGTCAGGAGGTCTACCAGTATCAAGGCCAGTTCCTGCTCCTTCACGGTTCTTCTCCGGGCATCACGATACTCACGCCGACCTTGCTGTATTCCCGAATGACGGTATCGAGGTATTCGCTGAATTGCGCCTTGTCCATCAGCGAAGTCACAGGCAGCCATTCCATGATGGCCAGCTTTGTTTCGTAGTCGTGGGGCTTGATGACTTTGTCGTATTGCGCCCTGAACTCGTCGCTGCCGGCCCGCAGGATAGGCACCCCGTAGCGGAGCTTGCACTCGGCACGCACCTCCTGCACCGTCTGGTCTTCGAGTTGCGATGCCACCTGCGCGTAAATGGCGTGCGAAATGGCATTCTGGTCCAGGCTGCGCTTCGGCCCCACCACCTGGACGACGAAGGGTTTATTCGACAACAAGGCATTCGCCCGCACGTTTGCCAGTGCCTGCCACCCTGAATCGGTGGTGCAATCAATCCGCACTGCCCGCACCGCGCTTGTCACTGGCCCGCCTCGCAAAGTGGTTGCGGACATGGCGCTCCACCAGCCCCCGCAAGTGCTCCGGCACCTGCTCGAGCAGGGCGGCCCGCTCTGCCCTTGTCGGTAGTGCGATGATTGCGGCGGCGTACGCCCTCGGGCTGGTAGCGGTCCCGCCACTCGGACTCGCTGACAGTGTTTCCGAGTCGTATTTCGGCCTGACAGAATCCATGGCGGTTGTGCTGCTCAACAAGTCGCATGGCGTTTCACCAGGTCTGCAAATCCCGTTACCGGGCGCGGCGGGAAGTAGGCGCCGAGTCGGATACCGTTGTCGCCCCGCACCCAGGCAGTCCGCATAATTCTCGGAGGCCCGGCCCTGTACACCATCGTGCCCCGGTTGATAGTCCGCTCACGCACTACCCTCGGCAATGTCGCCAGCTCACCGATGAGCGAATAATCTTCGCACAGCTCACGCAGAGCACGGCGGGCCACGCTTACGTCCAGCGGGATGTCGTGTACGGTGAACTCCCCGGCCTTCGATATGTCCAGGATGGTGTTACGGTGGCTGGCCCGGCTTTCTTCGCCGCGCCGGATGGATGTTTGGGTGCCCTTGTTCATGCCGTAAACCTCTTGCCGCGAATAAACACCTGTCCGCACCTGCGCAGAAAAAACGCCGTGATGGCTGGGTCATCAGTAAAATTCTGGGTCATGTCATCCAACAACGTCATGTCCCGTGTTGAGTAGTGACCAGGCGTCGATTGACTCATTTGATCGTGGATTGCCTTTGCCAGTTCGTCGAATTTGTCCATCGTCCCGCTTCTCCCAGTTTCTTACCGCTGCCTGCCAGTCCCGCATTTTGTTTTTGCCCACCATCCATCCCTTCGATTCGTAGAAATCAATAAACCGTTCCGCATCCATGCTGCCCGGCCTGGTCGAAACGTAATCGGTAACTTCCTGTATGGTGGGTGGCACAAACCGCTTGCGGTTTTGCCCTATATCTTTTGTATTCTTTTCTTTTCTATTCTTATCTAATCTAATCTTGCATGACTCCATCATGATGGGGTCATGATGGTTTCTTGATGGCGTCATGATGGGGTCATGATTTTTGATGGTAGAAATGATCTTCCGCATACCTGGATTACTGGTCATCGACTGGTCAAGCCGGGTCGCCATTTTCAGGCAGGTAATGCGCCCGTCCGTGTTCTCAAACAGGCCCAGGTCGCACATGAAAACCATCATTTCCTGCACCACGGCGTAATTTATGCCGGTATCGTGCGCGATGATTTCGGCGTCGTGCTCCAGTTCGAAAGTGAGCTTGTTTGCCTCTACACCCATGGCGATGAGCTCCAGGCAGTACCAGTAAAGGCCATAACCAGCCATGCCGTACTTCATGCGCACGCGGCGCAGCTTGGCATCCGCGCTCGCGTTTGAGTCGTGCTTAAACCACTTGATAAGACATCTCCTTTGGGAGCTTTGCGCCCTTCTTCGAGTTGCATGACCTGCAAAGCGTTTGTAAGTTTTCCAGTTCTGTTGCGCCGCCTTTGCTTTCCGGATAGACATGATCCGCGCACAGATCAACGTGCGTACCGCAACCCACGCAACGGTATTTGTCCCTCTCGAAAACGCGCCGCCTAACTGCGTGCGAGATGGTCTTTTTTTTGTTCGTTTTCGACGAATGGCGATATGTTAGGGGCGATTGACAGTAATACCCTGCATCACGCAGCGTCTCCGCTATAACCTCTAGCACTCCACCACCGAGACCGTCTCCAAATCGCCATAGCTCAGATATGGCCAGCGCGTTATCAGTGACGACTCTGCGTAGCGCGGCGTAATAATTACGCTCCCGCTCTGATTCACTTTCTATATCCATATCTGCCCCGTTTCTTGTTGTTGTGCGCTTTGTCCAGGCGCGACTGGTGAGCGGCTTATTCGGCCAGTATTTCAATCGCCTTATTCAGCAAACTGGTCGCCGCAACGATCCTGTTTGCAAGGTTGTCTCTCTCGTCTGAAATTGCAGAAATGCGCTTGTTGAGCAGGCTTACGTCAATTTTTTGCTTCGGGTTTTTATCTGCGTATTCGTACCAGTCAGCAACAAAACCGGCCGCTCTCTCGGTCGTAATAGGGCAAAAATCGGTCATTACGCTGCCTGCCTTGAAGTCCGGCGGACACCAACACTGTGCATACTCTGGCCGCGCTTTTCCCTGAATCAACATGACGGTAAAAACATCTAGAGCATGAGCTTTTCTCAGTGTTATTAGCTGACCTCTCGGCACAGGTACGCCGACGCCCTTTGTCTCGAAAATTATGAAATTGCCCTTGCGTTCAACCACCCCGTCAAAATCCATGGGCGTGATTTTCCCCGCGCCAAAGCAACCCTGCGTCCAGCTCCAGTCGAAAATTCCATCAAATCCAGAGGCCGGGGATTCGCCGAAAGCGGATGGGTGTTTTATTGTTTCTGGAAGGTCGCTCATGCTTTCACCATCACAAGGCCGTATTGCGAAAACTCTTCTTTGAATTCATCGAGGTTATTGCCGAGGTAAAAAAATGATTGGCCGTTAGTCGGGCTAGATCGGCTGCCATCCGGCTTCAGGAAATTGATGCGCCCAGCGGTAAAACAAACTGCAGACGCTGCGCCAGCACCCTGGTGAAACCACGAAGTATCGGTGTTGTTGTTGGTGAGAATGATGGCCTGCGTAATCTCGCCAGCCTGATAGTGACGCACAGCCTTGTCGATAAACTGGTTTATCACCCTTGCGGTATAGGGTGGATTCATCCACACCCTGCCAGCCCATTCCTGTGACAATCCATCATCGTGGACGGTGTAATACGTTGCCGCCTGTACGTCCTCCTGCGCCATATCATTGCTGGCGGGGTCCAGGTCGATACCGCCCATTACAGCTCGCGCAGATTCAAGATATTTCGTCGGCGTGTAGCTCTCCTCGTCGCCGGTCATCTTGTCCACCAGAGACTCTTCGGGAAATGCTTTTTTGTACGCGGCACCAAATAGTTGTGCGCGATATGCAAGCTCATTTTCTAGCTTTTGGTTTAGGCGAGAAACTTGCTTCACGGTAAAACCGGTCAGCTCGGTTGCCCTATCTGATGAAATGACAGTATCGGTCATCTTAACTTTTCCGTGCTTTACATGGGCCGCCCACCATTCCGAGAAGTCCTTTAAATCGGCTATCTTGATATCTATTGCATCCTCAAGTGCCTCCCAGTTTTTCGTTTTCTTTGCCAGCTCGATAATTGCGTCAAGCTGGGCCTGTTTGTTGAATGTCTGCTCTGGTTGAAACTGCGTTGGTAGGTTGTCTTTCTGAATTGCCAGCCCTTTCATGCCCGCCCCTTTTCTTTTGTTGATACCGGAATTTGACAAAAAGCCATTCCTGGCCTACTTCTTACTGCCCACAAAAAACCCCACCAGAAGGCAGGGTTTAGTTATGCGGCAGGCGTTAATCCCCGCAATTCTGGACAGAGATCGGCGGCGCGTATTTCGCCACCTGTTACCCGCTCTGCCCGGATTGCCACAGCAACCGAGACACCGTGCTTGCCAGACGCCCACCCGTTGACGGTGGGTTGACTGACGCCCAGCACGGCGGCGGCTTTTGTTTGCCCCCCGAGGGAGGCCACGAGCTTGTCAATTGCTTTTTGCTTGTCCATGCGCCGATTATAGGCATCCCTATTTACTTGTCAATAGGCATGGCTATTTGCTCGACGAGCCGGACAGAAATACTGTCGGTTGCATGAAATCGACATTACAAGACAGGCTGAAAAGCGCGATGGCCGAATCGACGCTGACGCAAATTGAGCTGGCCCGGCTTTCGGGCCGTGCTGGATGCCCTGGAAGATCCAGGCCGATCCTGACGGCTTCGCTTTTCATAATGTGCAGAAACTGGTGCAGCGCTGTTTCGCTTGCCTCCGCCAGCAGAGTTAACAATTCTTGATCCAGATCAGTGTTTTCGTTATTCATGTTTGCCCCGCGCAGGAAAGAGACTATAAAACGCGGGACTTGGACCAGGAAGGTGACGGGCGATCCCCACAAGATCGGTTGCGCCCTGCAAGCAGGTAGTTTGAAAGTAGACACGCCAATCCTAATCCGCAAAACTGTATAGATCAACACGAGTATCTTTCAGGCACATTGCCAATTCGGGGGCTATAAAATGATAAATTGCGTTGTTTGCTCGAAACCTATAAATGATCAGCGCGAGATGTTTATTCACCCTACCGACAAATCGGCCATGCATACCACCTGCGCGGAAGTCTATACCCCCGGCTCGGCGATTGCCGCCCCACCATCAAACCTCATAGCGTGCCCGGACTGCGGGCGCAGCGTTTCAAAAAGCGCCCCGACGTGCCCTGGTTGCGGCGCGCCGATCGGCACCGCCGCCGACCTGAATCCGTCTGGTACAACCATCCCCTACAGCGCGCAGGAAGTCGCCGTGATGCTGTCCAAAAAGCCAAAGACCAGCCATCTGCTGCACCTGCTGCTGAGCATCATCACAATGGGCCTGTGGGTTATTGTCTGGATTCTCATGGCCATCAATAACAACATCGAGTGCGCCAGAATCGACCGCCGGATCGCCAACGGCAAAAAGATACGATAGCCCCGTAACCACGCTCAGCCCTGTCGCGTTTTCAGGCGCGTTTTCCGCTTTGTAAAAAAATATAGGAATCCCTATTGACTTAGTTTATAGGCGTCCCTATAGTCACCCTATGCCACCCACAACGGCACGAGGGATAGAAGATGGCCAGCCACGAATTCACCGAAGTCATCACCGACAGGGACTACCTGCCGCTGCCGGTTGAAAACAGGGACTTGGAATTCCTGGCCCTTGATATCGCCTACCGCTGCATGAAGTGCCGCGAGCACGGGGCATGGCAGGCGGCCAGCATGTACGAGGCCAAGCTGGGGAAGGTAGCGCAAAAGGCAGAGGGCGGTAGCAGGGAGCAGATCGAGAAGGTGCAGGAAACCCTGCGAAAGGATATGGCCAGACGCTTGAGGGATTCAAAACCAGCAATGAGGATTGTGCGATGAAAACAGTAACCCACACGCTTTATCCGATCAGCTACCTCGATAACGACGGGGAGCAGGTTGATACGGTTTACACCTGGAACCCTGGCCGAACGGTGTCCAGCGCGGACTGGTTTATCGGTGAGCCGATCACCATAACCCTGCACCACAAGGAACTGGGCGCCGCTGCCAGGGCTGCAAAAATTGCCGCGCTCGAAGCCGAGCTGGCACAACTGAGGGGAGCCGCAGCATGATCGAGTCAGCAGAAAAGCGGCGCATCGAGAGGCGCTATCAGGCAGGCAGACCTTATCACAGACCTGTAAACCGGCACCGGGTATCCAGCAGGGAGGATCATATCTTCGCGATAGCCCTGACCCTGGGCGTGGGAATTATGATCGGCGCCACCGTCGCCATCGCCATCGGAGGTATTTAGGCATGAAGCATGAAATGAGGGTTGATGGTAACGACACCGGCTACAAGCAAATGATCGCAGGCTGCACTTGCGGCTGGTGGGGTACGAAAATTGACGGGCAGGGTTATGAGGCGCATGCGGAGGCGCAGAAGCAGTGGCGCGAGCATTACGAGCAGGCACAGGCAGAGGAGCGGGCAGCATGAGCAATCTGGCAATCTGGCAGGCGGTGGAGCGCACCGACCCGGCCTACACGAAAAACTTTTCACGCGGCGGCGGGTTTTCAGGCACCAGCATCAACGCCACCTGGCTGGCCCGGCGCGCGACCGAAACCTTCGGCCCGATGGGTATCGGCTGGGGCGTGGATATCGTCGCCGAGGATTTCTTGCCCGGGCACGTCCTGAATGAGGCGGGCGAGAAGTCCATCATTCACCGTGTCCAGGTAAAGCTGTGGTATGTGCAGGACGGCAAACGCGGGGAGGTTACCCACTTCGGCCAGACCACGTTTATCGGGGCAAACAAGCACGGGCTATTCACCGATGAGGAGGCCCCGAAAAAGTCGCTGACCGACGCCACCACAAAGGCGCTGTCCATGCTGGGATTCGGCGGGGATATCTTCATGGGTCTGTACGACGATCAGCAGTACCGCGAGGAGGTCACCCAGCAGTCATTGCTCGAGAAGGCCGACGACAAGGATCAGGAGCTGGCCCGGCAGCGCGAGGAGTACATCACCTGGCGCAAGGACCACCTGGAGCTGGTGCGCACGGCGCGGTCGCGGTCGGAGCTGAAGATCCTGCATTCGATGGTCGCCCGCAAGATGACCCGGCACAACGATACGCCCGGGCAGCGGATTTTAGAAACCATGCGCGATGAAGCCATGGCCAGACTGGAGGGGTCAGAGAATGAGCACGCTGCGTGAATTGAGCCACGAATTGCAGGAAGTCCAGTCGCTGGCACTGGACCCTGATGTGCCCGAGGAGGCCCTGCGCGACACGCTGGACGGCATCGAGGGCATGTTTAACGAGAAGGCGGTGCGCATTGTCCACGTTATCGCAAACAGCGATACGGACGTTGACGCCATCAGCGCCGAAATCAAGCGGCTGTCCGAGCGCAAGCGGTCCATCGAGCTGGCACAGGATCGGCTGCGGGAGTACCTGCGATTCAACATGGAGGCGACGGGCATCAGCAAGATATCGTCCCCGCTGTTTACCATCACCCTGGCGGCGGGCCGGGACATGGTGGAAATCTACGACGAAGCCGCGCTGCCGGATGAATTTGTCCGAGTGAAAACGGTTGTCTCACCCGAGAAGGCGGAGATTTTGAAGGCGCTCAAATCTGGCATTGAAGTACCTGGCGCGACGATCACGAAAAGCAAATCCAGCGTGAGGATCAAGTGATGATCACCGAGAAAGTCCGCGAGTATTTGAAAAACGCCGACCTGGCCCGGGCTCGGGCATGGAATTGCGCGGCGTCGCTGGCCATGAGCGATAACACATTCCGGCGCCGACTGCGGGCGGAAGGCACCCGGTACTCCGTCCTGCTGGTCGAAGAAAAGCGGCGCCGGGCAGCGGAGCTTCTCGAGAGAAACCCCCGAGCAGATACCCATGGTATCGCCAGGGTGTGCGGCCTGAGACAGCGAAACAACGTCACACGGACATTCAGGCAGCTTTTCGGTATCAACATGCGGGAGTTTAAGAGGGCGCGGCCATGATCACGGCACTGTTGCTGCTTATCCCCCTGTCCTGCTTGATTGCGTGGGGACTGTACTCGATGAGCTGGCGCGGTGAGGATTGGAAAAGGCCGCGGTTGCCGGATGAATGGGACGCGGGGAAAAGCCGGGGCAGGCTGCTTAAAGGGTGGCTGGGATGACCGAAGCCGAGCAACACCTGATCGACGTGGCGATCCTGCTCGCCCAGGAGCTGCAGGAGTATGTTGATGTGGCCATCGAGTGCGCCGGCAGCAACTCGGCGGAGCTGGAGGCAGAGAACACTTTGTTGTTGGCCGAAACCCTCCAACAACAGATTATCATAGATGGGTTTATCAACAAATTGGAGAAGTGATATGAAAAAGTTTATCGCAATAGCAGTAATGGCAGTGGCACTCCCAGCAGGAGCAGCCACGGTTATCTACTCAAACGGCAAGCAGATCGAGGTGCCGGATACATGGGTCACTATCGCAAAGCCCAAGCCGTGCCCGACACCGACACCCACGCCGACACCAAGCCCCTGCGCCGATCCCTATGTGAAGGGCTGTCCGCTTGCGTGTGATGGGCCTACGCCGGGCGACAAATGTTTACGTCAGCGTGATGTGTTCGGAGGCTAGGCGTACTCCCACCACTCGACGATAACCAAACCTCCTACCCCCGCTGTGGGGGTGGAGGCGATGCTACTTCCACCGTACCCGTACCAGTCGCCCTGCCACATCAAACCGCCGCCGCCTGCCACTTGCCCGCTGGCGTTGAAAATGATTCCTCGGGGCACACCGAACCGACCTTGGTATCCACCAGACTGGTAATTGGCTGCCCCTGACAATGCCCCGTTGCTGCCTGACCCGCCCTGTTGGCTGGCGTGGTTCCTGCCGCCGCTGCCGCCCAGCACCGTCATTGTGCCGAAGGTAGAACTGCCGCCTGCGGTGCCATCCCCGGCACTGCCCGCTCGCGCTGCACCCCCTGCCCCTACCGTTGGCGTGATCGTGCCTGCGATAGTGTAGGGATGTTCAATCATGGCCTCACCCCCGTTCCCACCAGAGCAGTTTGCGCTGCCACTGGTCGCCCACGCTCCACCGCCGCCTCCACCGATCATGGTGACAAAAACAGTGTCTCCAACCAAGTTGGGGGGCAGAAGGAAGTTAGTGCCCGACCCCACCGTGGTGAAAGCCTGAAACTTTCGCGTCATGCCGGGCAGATACTGCGACATCAGGGCCATTATGTAATCATCCATCCGTTAGTTGTGCCGGTGTATTCCAGCGTAAACGAAGACCATCGCACACCGCACACCATATTCTCGCCTGCGGTGCCGCCCATGATCTTTAGCGTGCCGGGTTCGATTTCGGGAGGATGTATGCCGAACTTGCCTTTAATGTCCACGATTCCAATGGCGTCCCCGATCACTGGCGCAGTTGGCATGGTAATGATAATGGTCGTGGCAGAGGTAGCGTCCACTGTATACCGATTCCCCGCCACTGCTGCGAAGGACGAGGTTTTATTGTTGCCTGTGCCAAAAACATCCCGCTGCCGCAGCAGCTTGGTGGGGTCGAGTGTAGTCCATGCCGCGCTGTAATAGATATACAGTTGATTGCCGTCATTTGTGTCATACCACAAATCCCCCTCGTCAGCTCCACTCGGCGGGTCATCTTGATAGTACACCGTGTTTTTGAGATTGGCGGTTGCCAGCGCAGTGGCCGAATCCTGCACGCTTGTCCACACCACTGACGGGCTGATACTGGTGCAGTATTTAAGGATGTTTTTACCGCTGGTGGTGTCGATCCATATGTCGCCGACTTTCACCCCGGTTGATGGCGCACTGGTCTGGTAGAACGATGCGATCTTGCCATCAGCTGTAGCCTGTGCCGTGGCGATACCCGCATCACGGATCAGCTCCCAAGAGTCACCGTCCCAGCGGAACATCTGATTGGCTGGTGAGCTGTTGCTGTCAATCCACAAGTCGCCCACATCAGTGGCAGTCAACCCGGTCGGGGCCGTAGCCTGAATCCAGGTGTACACCTTGCCATCAGCCGTAGCCTGCGCATCAGAAGCCGCCAGCATGGCATCTGTTATGCCGGGGTCAGTAATCAAATCCCAAGAAGTGCCGTTGTATACGCGAAACTCGGTGCCCGTCTGCGTGCCCACCATGAGGTGGTTGTGGAAATCAGAATACACGCCGTTGTCGTACCAGCCGCCGCTTGTCGTTTGTTCCTCAAGAAAGTGGCCGATGACAATGCCAGAGCCGTCTATAGCGATGGGGTTCTCGCCGGTCGCCTGCATATTCAGTACATGGTCGCCCACGCGTGGGTTGACGGCGCTATTCGCTATCGTGCCTGTGCAGACAGCATTACCAACGCGTGCCCCGTCAACGAACAATGCAACGTCATTGGTAACTGTGTCCCACTCTGCGCCCACTGTGTGAACGCCGGAGCTGATGGTGCTGCGAACCTTGTCAACCTCATCTGCCGTGGCGCTGGTGATGCCTGCCACCAGAGTATAAACGCCTCCAGAGGCGACAACGTAGATTCCCTGCCCGTTCGACGTTGCAGCCGTTCCACCGTTGGAGTACAAACCCCATGCACCATCGCTGGGTGATGGCGGCAAGTAGATCGACATAAGCACAGCATGGTCGCCACCGTCCGTGTCGAGCTGCAAGCCCGCAAACACATCCCCCGTTGCCTGATTGATACCCTGTGCAGTAGGGTCGTTGGTGAGCGCGATGCTGCCATAGGTGCCAGCATATGCGGGCCAGTCTGTCACCGTGCCAGCACTAGTGACCGAGCCATTGAATCGTTGCGCGTAGTTCGGCGCGAGCGTAGAGACCCAGCTATTGTACCCAGACAGCCCTGCGCTGCCTTGAATTGGCTTCAGCCAAACATCGCCGGATTTTGCTGTTGCTGGTTGGTTAACGCTGCTGGTGGTCAGCGGTATGGTCTTGTCTTGTACAAGTTCCCACTCACCCGTTTTTATCTCATTCGCGCCGATGCTGCCAGCGCGGTACATTCGGTTGCTGTCACCCAAATCCATCCACAGATCGCCCACTGCCGTCGATACCGGCATGGGAGTGCTGTCTTGGTAAAACGTCTTGATCTTTGATGACCCGTCCTGTGCCAGCGTCCAGTTTACACCGGGCGCAGTGGCGTAATACAGGCGGTTGAGTTGATCGGATTCGAACCACAAATCACCAGCAGCGTTCGCGCTGGGCGGGTTGTCGGAAATGAACGTGGTCACGCCTGATGTAGATAGCGAAACGGGAATATCCCGCTCGATGGCGGTGGCAGAATAGTGGCCGGTCGTGTCCAGCGACTTCACGCCGAATCGCCATGTACTGCCGGGGGCCGGGATGCGCGTAGTAAACGTCAGCGAAGAAGTCCTGTCCAGCAGGGTGCCGTTCGCCCACGTTTGCGCGGTGGTGTAATACCTGATCTCATACGTCTTCACATCGGCATCAGGGCTTGCTGTCCACCACAAGCGCACATCGCCGTTAGTGTTCGACCCCTGTAGTCCTGACGGCGGCAGTGGGATGTCGCTTTTGCCATCGATCATTTCAAACTCTGTTACCGCCGGGCCGATATAAAGCGCGTTGTACGCTTTCACATATACATCATAGGTGACCCCCTCCTCCAGCACGCTGGTTGATGTGCTGGTGGCGGTTGTGTTGGTAGACCAGACAAGCGTAGCAGTTGGCCGCGCCTTCACCTCGACGTTGTACCCTGTCACCACTGAATCAGCCGGGGCAGTCCACGCGATGCCAAGGCGCGAAGTCCACTCGCCGGTCGCCATCTGCGTCAGGGTATCAGTAAGCACCAGCCCTGTCGGTGCCTTGGGCGTTATCGTTGCAGGCAGGCCGGTGTCGCTGGCGGCAGTATCAGTCACCACTGTCGTGGCGTAAGCATCCGAGCGATATTCCTGCGTCCTGATCCGCCATCGCCCAGGGGACACTTGTTCAGGATGATCGACGACCCGAAGGGTTTTCGCGGTTAAGCCATAGCCCGTATGCGTTACCTCCACTACATCGCCGATTTCAAGCTGCATACCGTCATCGAACATCGTCCATTCGATTTCTAAATCCGTAAGGGTCGCTTTATTAAGTCGCTCAATACATTCCCTGTGAGCCTGCGAATGCCGGGTGCATCCTGTGAGCCGAATGCGCTGCTCGCGCCACTCAGTAGTCCCCGCGTCGACGCCAGCCGCTTTTGCAGGCAGGCACAAGCGTTCCCGCCATTCGGTGCCGGTGGTGTCGGTGTACGATGCGCGCACAACGGTCGGGATATCCGAGGAATCTTTTTTGCGGATTACAATTGAGTCCTCTACCATCTTGTCGGTGCCGATGGACATAACCGAGGTAGCGATTTTGTCGGGGGTGAAAAAAGCCGTATCGCCACGAATGCGAACAAAGCACCCGGCATAACCGCGCAGGATTTCGGCCCAGTTCGACGCATCCTGCGGGGAATCGATCACGCAATACCCCTTTCGGCGAACCTCCGAAACCACTGTTTCGTCGCAGTATTGCTCGGCAAGTAACAGCGAAGCGGTGTCGACCGAATAGCCCAAGCCATATTTGGTATTTGAAAGGAAGTCGGCAAGGTGAAGCGCGGGGTTATCGGAATACACCGTTGTTGCTGTCGAGGCTTTATAAACCTTGCGCCCGCGAATCGTCGCCGTGACTTTTGGCCAGTCCTCATAATGCTTATCCGTGTACTGAATCACGATATAGGCGATGCCGATGTTTGGGCCGCCGGGAATCGTGATTATCATCGGGTCGGTGTAGCCTGCAATTGCTGCGCCGAGCCGCGTGTTATAGGTCTGCGTATTTATGCCGGTGTACTTATCGACCAGCACGCCAGCAACCGCCGCCGCGCCGTTTATCAAAACGGTGTCGACTGCCTCAATTTCCCCAAGGCATAGAATATACCCCACCGTCCATTTTTTTGTGGTGGTGTTGTAGCCCATCGCGAATATTTGGCCGCCCACCTGGGCGTTGCCGTATACGATCGGAATTGCCGCACCTTCGGCTGAAACGGTTTTCTGAATTACGCTTAAAGGGGTTTGCGTGTTATACAGCCCGGCATCGACCGAGGCATAGCGCATTAGTTCTTGATTGTAGGCGTACCAATTCAGGAACTTTCCGAGGTCGGTGTTTTGGCCGACCCCGACAGGATCGGTGCCGTTGTAGACTAGGCCACGGCTAGGGTTGTAATCGCGTGTTATAGGGTTCCATGTGGGGCTGTCAAAGCCCCACTCCAGTCCCGCAATTCCTCCTGTCGTTAATGCCATGCTATCGCCCTTCCAGCTCTATAACAGAGCCGTTCCCTACTTTAATGCGCGTCCCGGTCTTGGGCACGAAGTTACAGTGCGGGGGGACAGCGTAAAAGCGCGGCGCTTTTATCGGCGGCCTAGCCTTGCACTGGATCGTTACACGCTCGCCGATAGTCGCCTCGCCCATCACGCCAGAAAATAACAGGGTGCCGTGCGTGTTGTAGTAAGTGTAAATTTTTACCGCCTTTCCTGCGGTGCCGTAAGTGAGAATAATTGTCCCGAAATCCGAGTTTTCGTTAAAAATTGAGAGCTGCGGATTTTCGTTCAGCCGCACATCCATATCGGCCGCCACCCAACTGGCCGAATTAAAAGATATCAGCTCGCGGCTCGAAAGACGCACTGGAAACCCTGCGACAAAAGACAGCTCCACCAAATAGATCGGATCGCTGATAGTCTTGCCAAGCTCGGTTATCAGCCCTGCGGCGAAATCGGTACGCATTAGACTTTGACCCCCGCCATCCAGACCGTCAACGTGAAATAGGATGCGCTCAATGTTTCCACCTCGTAGTCACTCAAAAACGTAATGGTATAACTAGCCCCCGCCAGCGTGATGGTGTTCGTGTTGTTTTTGTTCGTATTGTAAAACGCGAGCAGCGTATTTCGATCAGTCGCGTTTATGACTGGGTGCGTCAGCTTGATATTATAAGCAGTCGTTGCGCCGAGGTTTATCATGCGGATGCCGCCTGCCTCGGATATCTCAACGCGGCGCCGATTTGCTGGCGCCATATCATATTGCAGGCCGATCGATGGATATGCTGCCACGCTGTAACCCCTTAAACGTTAACCTGCGAGCCGCGCTGCTGCACGGTGACGGTGATGCCTTGTTGTTGAAGCCGGTTTACAGTCGAATTAAACTGCGCAGCCGCGCTTTGCAGCGTGTTCGCCGCCGCCTGCTGTTTTGCCGCCGCATCGTTTAGCATGGTGGAAACCGCCGCGTTTATCCTTTCCTGCGATGCCTGCAAGTCGCTTATCGATTTATCAAGCACCGCCTGGGCAACGTTGCCAGTCCATTCGGCGTATGCCGCAAAATCCTCGGCCCTTGCCGCCTTGAGTTCTTCGGGCAGACTGTCGAATAGCTGGCGATTCAATTCGATAATCCGGTTCGTCGTTTTTTGGATATCCTCGACGTTCGTCATGCTCGGCAATTGCGCCTGCAATATGTCACGCTCAAACTGGCGAACCTTTCGCAGCTCCTCCTCCGACATTACCGATTCGCGAATCGACTGCGCGCTGGCATCCGCCGATGCTCTAAGTTCCTTCCCTATTTGCTGGATCGCCATTGCGAACTCATATGCGGCGATCTTATTTGCCCCGAACGCCTGCGCCAGTTCATCCGCTGCCGCTGCCGAGCCGTCGAAGTTCAGGATCAAGTCGTCGATCAGGGCGATCTGTTCGTCGTATGCCTCCAGCAAGGTCGGCTGTACGCGGTTGAAATCCTCAATTGCGGCGGTCACGCTGTTGATACTCGACATTTCATCGAGGGAAATTATCGCGGCGGCAAACCTCATCATTTGCTCGGCGGTGCCTTCGAAACCCAGCAGCATATCGCGCAACGGCGCCTCAAGGCTGGTCGCGCCCTTAACGATAGAATCGAAAGCGGCTTGGAAAAACTCCTCGGGGGAATCGTACTTGACCCCCCCCATCGTAATGCCGCTGCGATTGCCGACCTTCACCGAGCCGCTGAAATTGGAGCCACCGAGGAGATCGGAGAATCGCTTGAGCGTTTCGGTCAGCGCGCCAGCCGCGTCGACGTTCTCTTGATCGAACTTGCCGCCGACGCCCTGCGTGTTGATTCGGCCCGTTGCCAGATTAAACGTCGAGCGCCCCGCGTCATTCTCGCCCGCACCGCCAAAGCCAAGCACGTTGCCCAATAGGCGCTCTGCCCCAGTGCCGAGAAACGAACCCGCCGCAGTAAACAGCGGATTGCCCATGCCGACAATGCTGCCAGCGATGCCGCCGACAGTTGAGCCGATGCCTGTCGTTTCCCCGAACACTTTTCCGCCAGCGTAGGCGCCAATAAAGCCCGCCGCCAGATCGGCGCCGATGCTTTGAATGCTGGTGGTCAGCCCCTTCTGGTAGGCTTGCACCGCGAATTCATCCATGCCCAGGCGGGTGGCAATATCGCCGACGCCGGAATACAAGGCCGCAGAACCCCCTGTAACGCCGCCAGCGAAGCGCGAACCGACAGCCGATGCACCGCCCGAGAATAGATCGAACAGCGACCCGGCGCCTTGAATGGCGCCCGCGCCGCCTGCGGATGCGGTGGCCGAACCGCCAAGCCCGACGGCGGCGCCGATTTGCATCACAATCGGGCGGGTGATGGCAAGGTGCAGCATCTCCGCGATCAATTTTTTGAACGATTCGATCATATCGTCGGCGAATGAATCGAAGGAGTCGAGCGACCCTTGCCACGCCTGCGCGAATGCTTCATCGATGCGCTCGACAGTTCCCTGCAACGCCTCTTGGAATGGCTTTTGCGCTTCGGTCAGTGCCTCCGTTGCAGCCTTGCCGTCGAACAGCTCCATCCGCAGGCGAATCAAATCCTCGCGCTGGTCGGTGGTCGCGGTCTTGGAATATTGC